GTGAAGTTACTGGAATTTATCCCGATCTTGCTGCTTATGATAAACAATATAAAATAAAAATTGATAGAGATCTAGCAGAAGATATACATAGCGGAATAATTCAAATGAGTTCCTGTTTTGTAGATATGGATTCTGAAACAGTTGAAATCATTACCAAGCACAGTCTTGTTAAGATCGACGATGTACTGCATAGAGTTATTGATAAAAAATATGTGCCCGATCAAAAAAATGATATTATTATTCAATACAATGAATTAGAAAATAAAATAATTTTTGTTTTACACAATTCGATTAAAACTAGAAAGATTCAATGGGCCGGAAGTACTGAAATGCAGTTTTTTATCACAGGCTATAATGATCCACACGATCTCTATCAGACAATAGTTTTTCAACTAAAAGATTTAGAACAAAGTTCTAAAGAATTTATTTACACAGGATCTCACAATCAATTTAGTATTTTTACAAGAAGAATATTAAAAAATTATGTTTTTGAAAAAATATGAAAACTATAGAACTAGATATTGTATTTTTAAGCTATGACGAGCCAAATGCAGATTTGCATTATGCAGATCTATGCAATAAAGTTCCTTGGGCTAAAAGAGTACACGGAATAAAAGGCAGCGATGAAGCACACAAAGAAGCTGCAAGACAATCAGAAACAGATTGGGTTATTACTGTAGATGCAGACAACATTGTTGACACAAAATTTTTTAACACAGAGTTTGATCCTGATCAAAAAAATTTACAAGTAGTCAGCTGGTTAGCACGTAATAAAATTAACGGATTACGATACGGAAATGGCGGGCTGAAAATATGGCGTAAGGATTTTATTCTTAATATGAAAACGCACGAAGCCAGTGACAGTGATCGTGGCCAGGTAGATTTTTGTTGGGAAAATGGGTACCAACAATTTAAAGAATGTTATAGTGAAACAATTATTACAGGATCACCTTTTCAGGCCTGGCGAGCAGGATTCCGTGAAGGTGTTAAAATGACTTTGTTAGACGGAGTCAAAGTGTTGCCCGATGAAATTCAAGAACGTGTATGGTGGCATAATCTTCATAGATTAAAAATGTGGTCAACTGTTGGTTCACATGAAGAAAATGGAAAATATGCTGTGCTTGGCGCACGTATGGGAACTTGGATGACTAACTGCACAAATTGGAATTATGTTGATGTTAGAGATTTTGAAATCTTAAGAAATATTTATAACGAAAATGTTGATCATGACACAGTTGAACAGGATATACAAAATTTTGGAATAAAAATTAATCAGCAATTAGGTTTTAATTACCCTTATTTGGATCCCAAACAAAGCAAGTATACTTTAGACCTGTATAACGAAACAATGAATTTAACAAACACATATCTAAAATGATCTACGATATTTTTTATGTAAGCAAAAACACTGTCAACGACACTGATTGGTTATCTTTTAACAAAAGATTTCCATTATCTCAAAAAATTGAAAATGTAAAAAATTTCTCAGATATTTCCAACAGAGCATTCACTAAGTTATTTTGGGTAGTTTGGGATGATATAATTGTTTTAGATGATTTTGATTTTAGTTATATTGTTACAAAATGGGATGAAAAATACATCCATGTTTTTAAAAATGCAGACCATTATGATGGTGTAACATTATTCTCAAAACATTCAAATGTAAGTAACAAAGAACTTGAAAAAAGATTTTACATAAATCATAAAAAAATAGATATAATTGCTAGCGAACCAAAGAACACCGAACTCTATGATATAGTGTTTATCAGTTATAATGAGCCAACAGCTGATGCTAATTTTATAAATTTAAAATCAAAATTCCCAAGAACTAAAAGAGTGCATGGAATTAAAGGTATACATCAAGCCCACATAGCCGCCGCCAAACTAGCAAAGACCTGTATGTTTTGGGTAGTTGACGGCGATGCTGAAATTGTTGAAGATTTTAATTTTGATTATAAGGTATCTGCCTACGAGCAAGATATTGTATACGTTTGGCGCAGTAAAAATCCTATCAATGATCTAGTGTACGGATATGGAGGAGTTAAACTATTGCCAACTTCAATGACTATAGGCATGGATGTATCTAAGCCAGATATGACAACTAGTATATCTAGTAAATTTAGAGCAGTAAAGTCTATATCAAACATCACAGCATTTAACACTGATCCGTTCAACACTTGGAAATCAGCGTTTAGAGAATGTTGTAAATTGTCCAGTAAAATTATTGATAGACAAAAAAGCGAAGAAACATTACATAGACTCGATGTATGGTGTACGTTGGGTTCTGATAGACCGTTTGGACAAGAAGCTATTGCCGGAGCAATAGCAGGCAAAGAATACGGAGAGTTTAATAAAGACGATCTAGAAGCACTTAAAAAAATCAACGATTTTGATTGGTTAAAAGAATATTATGAACAACAAACAAAAAAATAGATCTCAAACAGGATCTAAATAATCATATGAAATGGCGTCAAAAAAGAATAGATTTTAAAGAACAAATTCTAAACCCTATTAGCCCTAGTTATTGCGCAGCCAAGTGGAGTCAAGTTACTATACACTTAGGGTCAGGACATACTCATAGTTGTCATCATCCAAGAACACATCTAATACCCCTAGAAGAAATCAAACGTAGTCCTAGTGCCTTACATAATACGTCTTTTAAGATTGAACAGCGTTTAGATATGCTTAACGGCAAACGTCCTACAGAATGTGAATATTGTTGGCAAGTAGAAGACCGAGGTGAGGTACTTAGCGATAGAGTGTTAAAAAGTTACGAACCATGGAGTAAAGATAGAATTTCTGATCTTCAAGGGCTGAATCATGTTAATCCAAGCTATTTAGAAATTAGTTTTAGTAATGTATGTAATTTTAAATGTAGTTATTGTAGTCCAGATGTCAGTAGTAAATGGATGGAAGAAATTGAAAAGTTTGGAGCATATCCTACCAGTCAAAAATTTAACAATATAGAATGGATTAAGACACAGAACAAGATGCCTTTTTTAGAGCGTGATCTAAATCCATATGTAGAAGCATTTTGGCAATGGTGGCCTGAACTTTACCCTACTCTTCATACATTTAGAATTACTGGTGGCGAACCGTTAATGACCAAACATACCTTTAGAGTATTAGACTATATCATAGAACATCCAAATCCGGAACTAGAGCTAGGTATAAACAGCAATCTATGCGTTCCAGAAAAGCTAATGGATGAGTTTATTGAAAAAATTCAACAAATACAAACAGCCAAAGCTGTTAAGAATGTAATGGTTTACACCAGCTGTGAGGCATATGGAGCTCAAGCCGAGTACATACGTTACGGCATGGATTATAAACAATGGTTATTAAATTGCGATCGTTATCTTAGCTCTGTTCCAGACTCACAAATTCATATCATGAGTACTTACAATTTACTAAGTGTAATCAGTTATCAACAGTTCTTAGAAGATATTTTAGTTTTGAAAAGAAAACATTGTAGTCCTCGGATTAATAACAATCATTCTGTATATATAGATATTCCCTATCTAAATTATCCTTCTCATCAAGTTGTAGGTTTATTATCGGAGGAGTTTATTATTAATATACAAGTACAGATTGATTTTATGAAAAACAACATCGATAAAAATGAAGAAGATCGTATGGGATTTTTTATAAGTGAGGTAGAAAAATTACAGCGTGTACTTACGGTATTTGAATCTAAGATAAAAAACGGATACCCAGAAAAAGAACAATTTAGAAAAGACTTTGTTAACTTTGTCGATGAACATGATCGTCGTAGAGGCACAAACTTTAAAAATACATTTCCAGAACTTATGAAATTTTATAACGTTTGTAAACAATTACCATAACAAACCGTCTAAAGCAGTTTGTTAGTTTTGTCAGTTATGTCTTGTTTTAGACGTTGAATATCAATAGAAAAATCTACTTTGGTAATATCTTCTCTATATTCTTGAAATGTGTCTAACAGTTTTTCAGCAACAATGTCATTAGTTGCATTATCTAGCTGCTCTTGAATATCGATTTCCCATATTCTACCATTGTTAAATTCTAACCGGACGCTTTTTAAATATGCCACTGGCATAGTATTCATATACATATCTTCAAAAACTTCCGGCCATTCCTTGATCAAATGAATGGGCGGCCTAAATAAATGTTTAGGCACTTTCGGCTTCTTTGGCCTTTGCCGCTTTCTTTGCAGGTGGATCTAAATCGTCTGCTTGCTTCCGTAGTCTTGCTGCTTCTTTGTACATGGCATCTGCTTGACTTCTAAAATTGCGAGCTATATCACGATCAGTAAGTACTTCATTGGCTGAGGCAGCTGCGCTAGCAGTTTCTTGAACTGGTGTTGCAGTTTCTTTCTTAGCAGGAGCACCTTTGGTAAACGTATACAAGTCATCTATTGCGCAATTTTTTTGTTCTGCAATAAACGAATTTAGCTCATGCAATGAAATCTCTGAATTTGGAGTAGGTGTCATGATAATAGTATCAGTAGCCACTTTTATCAAACGATTATCTGCCTGTAGTGCCTGTAACATAGGGCGACCGTCGGGGAATGGTCGAGTGAAAAGGATTTCACCGAATTCCCATGCATCTTGTGCAACATCTTGATCTACAAGATCAATGATTGCATTGTGATATTGATCTGGCAAAGGAGATGTTTGCACAACCAATGCCATATTTGACTCACCGGGTAACGTTCTAAAAACCACAAGAACTTTTGATCCTGTGTTTTTTATCTTACCCACGTGTTTGAGATTTTTCATATTATTCCTTTTTGGCTGCAACAGATTCTAGAAAGGTATTTAACTTATTGTAAGCCTTACCTACTGCTTCTAATTCTGCAGCTTTGAATGCACCTCGACTACTAGCAACTTCTAAAATACTACGCAAGGAAGCTAGATCGCTGAGATTAAGTTCAGCACCGGCAGCACTTGGTGGTTGTTGAGTTTGTTCTTGTTCTGGTGATGATGTTGTTACTTCTTGGTCCATTAGTTTCTCCTTAGATATGGGCATGCTAACATAAAATATGTCAGTTCTTTATGATCTTCAAACCCCGCAAACATTGCAGATTTCAATTTGCTATCGTTTTCTATACTTGAAAGTTTCACGACAGCATATCTACCTTTTAATTTGATTCGAATCCAGTTTTCAATTTCGTCTGTAAAAAAATCTATTTCTTCGAGTTTAATTTTTCCAAAATGCGGAGGCATCACTCGAAGTGATCTTTTCTTTAAAATGTCTAAAGGATTATATTCGATCATTGTAAAAATATTTATAGATAACAAATAATTTGATCAGGATTCTTGGCTAAGCCTTTGATGCATGGCTTTGGCGTAGCCCATTTTTCTTACATCTCCTGAAAACAAATACAGTTCAAAGGCAGATTTTTCTCTTAAAACAACAATATGTTTTTTAGTTAAATGATATGGCGATTCGATAAATTGATCTAACCAAACTAGTATTTGTGGAGTTATACTAATTTCTTTCAATATTTCAACTTTGTATGTTTTGATTTGAGAATAAGTTTCTACAAATTCTAGCCCTTGATCTGTAAGTCTTAGGCCGCCACAGTCTTTACCTCTGACATTTTGCCACCAGGTAGTGCGGAATTTTTTTATGATATTCTCGTCAAAGGGTTGACCAGCGGCTTTGAGGAATACCGAAGTATAGGTATCCTTTAAATCCATTTAGTCTACTCGTTCTCCGGCATTTAATTTAAATACTGCAAAGTCTGTGGTCTTAAACAACTTGTTCAGTTTCTTGGCTAAATTTCTTGCGTGTCCGGGATTACTAAAACTAACTTTTTTGTACTTTGGGCCAGGATAACTGGATACCATACTACCACTTTTCAAGTTAAAAGGCTGATCTTTGTAAAACACAGCCCAAATGGCATCACTGTTGAGAATTTGCTCAACTTTGTATGTTTCCTTGTCAGTGTATTCAAGAATAACTTTGGGTTTAGGTCGACTCATATCTATACGTGTTATTATAAAGCACGTATATATTTATGTCTAACTAAAGTTGCCACCGTCAAACTTAACATTAATGTTGGTTGTAGATTCACGTATTTCCACCAACATCGCGTGTATTTCCTGAACAGTTTTTCCTAATTTAGCAGTCATCACAGCTAATTCTTGAGTAAGCTCTCTCGCTTCTTGAATTGTTAATCTTATATCTTTTTGCTGACCACGCTCTGCAACTGCTATGCGTTGAATAAGTTTTTCAACACCCGGTAACGTATTTGGAATATTATTTTGAGACATTAGCCAATACCTGTTTCATTTCAATTTCAGATTGAAACGGACCTTGAAACTCATACCTTTGTAATGTTATTAATTTAGGACAAAAACTTTTTACCCATCCTTTATCGAACCGTATCACATAAAAGCCTGCACAGTACAAACTCTTGCTATCTCCACTCTTTGTAAACAACGGTAATTTTCTTTTTATATCATACATTGCATTATGAGGCTCAGCACTTGTGGCATAACCGTGAACTTCGTTAGGTAATGCATCGTTGGCTTCTTTAATAATTTTAGCCACAAAGAAATTTTTACCAAATTGTTTAGTAAGACTTTCTTTTGTGTCGTAGATTTGTACACCTAATTCGTTACTCATGACAAATCTATCATCTTCGTTTTTTCTTAGAGTGGCAAATTTTTCACCGTCTCGTTCAACAATCCAGAATTTGTTTTCTATAATTGGTTTAGCGTGTAAGTCTGTCATAGTGTTCTCCCAGCAGTCATTAGTTTTTGATTCACAAGTATCTTCATACGGACAAAGTTTTAATTTCATTTGAATACCTCGCATTTAGTGGCTCGGCATAGGCCTGTGCCTGATCGGCAATTTTTTTAAGATCGTAAAGATTACAAAATTTCATTAATCTAATTCCAACTTGACTAATATTTTTATTAGCAGTTGTTGCTGTTAAAATAGTTTCTGTGATAATGTTTTTAATTTCTTCGGGCTGTGCAGAGAGATCGATTAAAATACGATTGCGTTCATAATCATCTAACACACGATGTTCTTTACCTTCGTGGTCGGACCAACGTTGCAACATGAGATTGTTCCACGCATAGCCTTTTGAGTCTCGGTCACCATAGGCTTCACGGAGACCAACCTTATTCTTTGTGCCTTTTTCACGTACTCCCGGATATGCAGAGAATACGTTGTCTGAGGTATCGCCTCGCATACACTTCTCAAAGAGTAACCACTGGGGGTCCGGAATGGCTTTTGGTTCTTGAGTTTTTTTATCAATGACTCTTTTACCTTTTGCATCAAAAATACCTTCGTGTGTAATAGTAGTTTCCATAACACCATTAAATTGGCGTACATTAGGTGCAATCAATTGTACAAAGTCTGTATCGGTCGAAATAATAACATGATCATCGTTTGGATGTGTCTGTATCCAACCAGCAATTAAGTCATCTGCTTCTAGGCGTGAATGTTGTAGCACTGTGCAATTTGTCTTTTCTGTGACAAATTCTTTAAAGGTATCAAATGCTTCCCAAAATACTTTTTCTTCTTCTGCTTCACGCTCTGTATGTGCGGCACGACTAGCAACTCTTTGTGCCTTATAAGGCTTGTAATGATCTTTACGCCAGCTTCGACCTTCTAAACAAAACACCACATGACTCCCACCAAAGTCTTGCCAAGCCTTTTTAATACTGTTTAGTGTAATATGAAAGGCCATGCCTAATTTGATATCAGCATCACCGTTGATTACATGCCTAGCACGAAAGAAAGTGTTTGCAGTATCAACTAAAATATATGTCATAGATTCTTTTTTCTAACAGAATTAATATCAATAACGCCAGTGTTCACAGCGCCGCCGAAATCTCCGTCAACTACTACATTAGCACATAGTTCACGGAACCAACGATCTACAATCTCTTCGTCTTTATCACCGTCGAAACCATAGCCCTCTTGCTTTAATTTTAACACAAAATGATCGTTCCAGTCAAGCTCAAAAAAGCCATTCCTAATATTGTCTTTGTTTATGTGTGTATTTAATACACCTACCCATGGTTCTTTGAGCCTAGTAGCCCGATCTTTTGGTGCTAACTTGGCCGATTCTTCTTGCTCTAGAGCAAGATTTGCTTTCTTTTCGGCTAGGGTAATTTCATCAGCCTTCTGATCAGCTAGTTTTGTAGCTTCATCTATTGCTGTTTTGGTATCGATAAGTTGTTGCTCTAGTTTATCAATACCCATTATTTTTTTAAAGAATTTTGTTAGCATCATGTACCCCACTCGTTTTTAAATAATGGAACTTGTAGTCTATCGCTATAGCGCCAGCCACGCTTCATTGCCGCTAGTGCTACATTCTTTGCGTTAAGTGTATATACACTTTCCACTCCGCCCACTGGCATTAAGTAAACGTGCCCTTTAAATCCCGCTTCTTTAAATTCCTCAACAGCGTGTTCTGCATCGATAACATCTTCTGCTGTTGCTACTACAAATTTAAGATATGCTGTACCTACTTCTTCGTATTCACAAACAACTTCTGGGCGAATAGCCTCAAACCAATTCTCACCACTTGCAGGAAGTTTAGCACTTACTGAAAATGTAAGCTCTTTACCCACTTCGCTATTCCACTTTCTCAAGTATTCTTTAAATTCCGGAGTAAGTTTTTGAGTACCATTTGTTTCAAATGTAATTTCCTTCAACGCCTTCATTTTAGAATTGTTAAGCAAGTCTGGATAAGCACGTTGCCAACCCAGCAAAGGTTCGCCACCTGTAATAACCAAGTGTTCATCCTTCCACTCGTTATGCGGAATAATTTCCATAATACGATCTGTAATTGCTTCGCTAGTAAGCATTGGCGACAAATCTTTAAACTCTGGCATCCAAGATGCATAAGAATCACAACCTGTGCTAACTAGTGGAAGCTCTTCATACTTTTGAAAAGGTGTAACTAATGAATGTGTAGCTGCAATACCAGCAGCCTCCATACTCAATTCACCACGCGACATACCAAACCCAGCACACTTAAAGTTACAACCAAATGTGCGTAGAAATACACTAGGAACACCCATATAGCGTCCCTCACCTTGAATGCTGTAAAACAACTCTGCAATTTTAATCTTACTCATACGTTAATTTCACCTTCAAAAATATTTGACCACTGTTTTAGTTTAGCAATCTTGTTGTCGGCGGCAATGATCACTTCTTCTTTGTCTACTAGATTGTGGTCTATACAAAGATTGATCATGGCCTGTAAATCTCCTAGCTCTTCCGCCAAATGCTGTCTATTAGTAAGTGGCTTACCTGGTTTAACATTATCTAAACCAAAGCGATTAATTTTACTAATAGCAACAATTACTTCTGCACATTCTTCTTGAGTAATGTCTAGAATTTCTTTTTCTTTATTATTCATATTACTATTATACACTCTTTTTTGCTAAAGACCAAGAACCATTTTTATTATCAGTCCAAATTAATTCATCACCTTCTTTCCAGCCCGTTTCTTTGAGCATATCTTCGGGGAAGGGCAATATTAAGTCACCTGTTTCGGGGTCGTCTTGTAGTTCAACTGTCCAATTTTTCAATGTTAACTCCTGATTTTTTAAGGAACTCAATCCCAGCATCATCTCTATAGTTCTCACCATAGTAAACACTATTAATGCCAGACTGATATATAAGTTTGGCACATTCAATACACGGGGCGTGAGTAATAAAAATATCAGCCCCAAACCCACTGTCATTAGACTTCGCCAGTTTTGCAATAGCATTTGATTCTGCATGAAGTACTTCTGGTTTGGTTTTTAATCCGTATCTGTATTCTTCTTCTGCATCTTCGTTGTATTCTGTATAGGGATATAGTGCATCAAATTCTTCCGGACTAAGCCATCCGCCAGCACCGCTATCATATATTCTATCTTCGCAGTTGTTATCCCAACCCGCCGGCATACCGTTGTAGCCAATTGAAATGATACGATCATCTTTGACCACAATAGCACCAACGTGAAGTCTTTTAGCATGACTAAGTTCTGCGAACACCTTTGCGGTTTTCATATAGGTTTGTTTGAACTTTTCCTTCATTTTCTTTCTTCCATTCTTGTTGCTTGAGTTCTCGACATTGCTTCCTTACTTCCATGGGAATGTCAGGATGCCATTCGGCTATACCGCAGTCGTATACTCTGTATTCGGGCATTGGAGTTAGACTAAGTATCAATATCCACAACAGAAATCCTACCGCAAATCCTATTAGATATTTTATCATAGTCTATCACTTAGTAATAGATTACACATTAATGCATCTTGTTCTGTTTTAAAAAAGAATTTCATATAGTCTGCAGA